TAAAAATACAAGATTAATATTTTTAAAAATACAAATTAAAACTTTTTCAATTTTGGTATTTTTTTAACAACATTTAACTTTTTAACTAAACCTTTTTTATTATATTGAACGAATTTTTTACCTATTACATCTTTAGCTGGTATATTATCGACATCAAATCTACCATTATGAAATGTTCCTTTTACCCAAGTAGCAGCAAGATAAAAATCACCAAAATAAAAATTTCCATTTTCCCAAGTACCATTTTTAAATTCTCCACTATTAAATGAACCGTTTTTCCAAGTACCGTTATAGAATGTTCCAAAATTAAAAACACCATTTTTCCAAGTTCCGTCATAAAAATCTATATTATTAGCTACACCATTATACCAAGTACCACCAGACCAATTTAATAAATTTATTTTTCCAAAGAACATATTTCCTTTTGTCCAGTTAGAATTAAATATTGTCCCATTATAAAAATTTCCATTATTCCAATCAGAATTGTTAAAAATACCGTTATAAAAATTTCCATTGTTCCACGTGGAACTTTCAAATATTCCGTTTATAAATTTACCATTATTCCAAGTACAACCTGAAATTATTGTACCATTATTAAAAGTACCCGCTTTCCAAATACTATTATTAAGTGTACCATTATTAAAAATACCAGTTTCCCAAGAAATATTTGTTGCTGTACCATTATTAAATGTACCATTATACCAGGTAATATCATTTATATTTCCGTTATTAAATATACCATTAGTCCAAATTTTACCATTAAATGTCCCATTATTAAATGTTCCATTAGTCCATGTATTACTACCAAATGTTCCATTATTAAATGTTCCATTAGTCCATGTATTTCCACTAAATGTACCATTTAAAAATCTACCATCTTTCCAAGTAATACCTGTTGGAAAATAACCATTTTCCCAAATACCATTAGTCCAAACAGTACTATAATATCTATTTGTAGCTTCAGTTAAATCGACAATATCATTTTTCCATCTACCATTATTCCATATAACTTTATCTGTTATTGTACTATTTTTAAAATATCCATTATTAATTATATAATTTCCACTAAATATACTATTTTCAAAAACCCCATTATTTATAATAACATTAGATGAATCGTTAGTTCTTATGAATTGACAATTAGTAAATATACCCTCGTCAATATTACAATTTTCTATACCTAAAATAGTTGTAGTTAAATTAATAGTATTTAAAGTATTATTATAATCATTTTCACTATAAAAATATTCAATTTGATTATCAGAATTTATTCGTGTTTTTAAATAATTATCAATATATTTTTTTTTAAAATAAATATTTTTAATTGTATTACTTGAAGAAATTATAATACCTTGTTTCCAATTTATATTATTTATATCTGTAGATGATATATTTGTATTATAAAACATTGTAGCATTTATAGTTCCTTTTGACATCGCACTATTTTTTAAATATACTGTTCCAATAAAACAATTATTTGGTAATATTTGAGTTAAACCTAATGTATCATAATTAATATCCAATGTAAGCTGATTATTAACCTTATTTAAGAGAGTATATCCAATTTTATCATAAGTATACCCACTATTATATAAACTATCTAATTTATAATATCCCTGGCTTGTTTGGTCATTTACCATTATAAATAATTTATCCCCTATATCAAAATTACCATCATATTCAGTATATAATACAACTTTGTTATCAATATTATCTATTTTAGGTAGAATTTTTACAGCATTCTTTTCATATTTTATTGCCATTTATCAAATTTAGGTTTTTTAATTAAACTTTTTTTCTTATCTTATATATTAAAATTATGATTGATAAAATAAAAAAAATAAAAAAATATAGATTATTATTAGATTTTGAAAGAGAATTTAAAAATTCAGTAATATTAAGATACAGTCTTTCTAATCGAAATTTTTTTGAATTAAATTATGATATAATAGGATTATGCTTAATGTATAATTTAGATAGACCCATAATTGCTTATGATCATAAACAAACATATGCTAAATTTATATTTGATGAAGAATTAATAATTAAAATAAAAATACGTGATGAACGATAAAGTTAAAAAAATAAAATTATATAGAACATTATTATTTATTAAAGAAGATATTGAAAAATATGTATATGAAAACATGTATTCTGTGATAAATATTAAAAGAATAACTACTGATATATTTGATATTTGTGAAAAAAGAAATTGTCTTAAACCTGAAATAGATTTTTCACATAATGATAATTTTGTTATTAAATTAAATTTTAATAATGATTTTTTAATACGTTTTGATATTAATCGTAATGAAATAGATATTAAAAAATAATATTTTTAAAACATAACATCCTGAATATTTTTAAAACATAACAACCTGAATATATTTATATATAATAATAGAATTAAAAAATAAAAATATGACTACTAATATGACTACTAATATGACTACTAAAGAAGAAATGATTAATTTCTTTATTGAAGGACTTAAAGAATCTTTTGTATCAAAATATGAAGAGATAAATAATTCAAAAGATATTGTTAATAATTATATGAAAGAATTAAACTTTCAATATGAATATAATTATAATGAATTTTGTTCTGATTTTATAAAATTTTCTATTACTAAACTTGAGCAAATTGATATAGATGAAATAATTCAGTTAGATATAAATGTTATAATATATGATGTATTAGTAAGTATGATAAAATTTAAAATTTTTGAAAATGTTAAAGATGAAAAAGAAAGAATAACTTTAATGATGCTTCATGAATTGAAAAAATATTTAATGAAAAAACCACAATAATAGTAAACGAAATTGATATATTTAGAAGATTGTAAAGAAACGTTAAAACGATTTGAAGATAATAGTATTGATTTGATTATTACTTCACCTCCTTATAACATAGGTAAAATGCATAGTAATCGGCTTCAGTTTGGAAGTTATGCCAATAATGATATGAAAGAAATTGATTATCAAAATTGGCAAATAGAAATATTAAATGAATGTTATAGAGTTATTTCTGAAAATGGAAGTATGTTTTACAATCATAAAGTAAGAATTAAAAATGGTAAAGCAATACATCCGATGGAATGGTTATTGAAAACCAACTTTGTAATTAAGCAAGAAATAACTTGGGATATGGGAAAAAGTGCTAATTGTGATAAAATACGTTTCTTTCCATTTTCAGAAAGAATTTATTGGCTAACTAAAAATACAAAAGTAAAATTACTTAATAAAAATTCTCTATCTGATGTATGGAGATTAGTACCTACACACCAAAGGAAAAATCAAAACCATATAGCAGTGATGCCGGATGGAATTGTTCAGAATATACTTGATGCAATACCAAACAAACCGAATGTAGTTTACGATCCATTTGGAGGAAGTGGAACAACATTAAAAGTATGTAAACAAAATGGTATAGATTGTATTATTTCAGAAATTGATAAAGAGAAAGAAAATACTATTTTAGAAAAGGTAGGATGAAAATAAGATGAAAGTATAATTTTAAATTTTTTTTCTTAAAAATAATTCAAAAAAAATTAAACTTCACTTTAAAATTTTTATATATAATAATGTTAGAAAGTTAAGAAATTAACAAACTAATATTTAAACAATATTTAAAGGTAATTAAAAGTATTTAAAGATAATTAAATCCGTACTAAATACTGATAACCCTTTAAAATCTTTTTATTTTAAAGATTATGTCAGAAGAAAACAAAAATGTTAAATACGAAAAAGAAAGAACAACTTCAATTATTCTTCATAAATTGAAAAATTATTTATTGGAAAACCCACACTAATGATATGCCACAAAAATTAACAAATAAACAATTTATCGAAAAAGCTAAAAAAATACACAGTGATAAATATGATTATTCATTAGTTAATTATATAAATAATAGAACTAAAATTAAAATTATATGTCCTATACACAGCATATTTGAACAAAACCCAAATAATCATTTGAATAGGCAAGGTTGTAAAAAATGTAGTTTTGAAAATCAATCAAAAAGACAATTATATAACAATGATATTTTTATTAAAAAATCTAAATTAACACATAGTGATAAATATAATTATATATTAGTAAACTATAAAGGATTTTATCATAAAGTTAATATTATTTGTAAAAAACATGGCATATTTAGTCAATTACCATCTGATCATATTAGAGGAATAGGATGTCCTAATTGTAATGAAAGTAAAGGAGAAAGGGAAATAAGATGTTTATTAGAACAAAATAATGTTGACTTTGAAACACAAAAAACATTTAAAAATTGTAGAAATATAAACCCATTACCGTTTGATTTTTATTTACCAAAAAATAATATATTAATTGAATTTGATGGAGAACAACATTTTATATCTAAAGAATGTTTTGGTGGAGAAAAAGGATTTAATAAAACACAAAAAAATGACCAAATAAAAAATAAATATTGTGAAAAACATAATATTAAATTATTTAGAATATCATATCAAGATAATATTTTAGAAAAATTAGAAAATATTTTTTTAAAAAAATAAACTTTACTTTAAGATTTTTATATATAATAATGTTAGAAAGTTAAAAAAATTAACAAACTAATATTTAAACAATATTTAAAGGTAATTAAAAGTATTTAAACGAATTTAAACAAATTTAAACGGAATTAAACGAAATAAAACGATTAAAATCCATCCTAAATACTGATAAACCCCTTTAAAATAAAAAAAAATTTTAAAGATTATGTCAGAAGAAAACAAAAATGTTGTCAATTTATTTGATATGGAAGTAAATGATAGTACAATGTCATTTTTAGAAAAAAAGATATCAAGTAGAGATGGTATTTATAAACCAGAATTGAAAGATGCAAAAGACAAAAGTAAAGGTTATGCTGCTACAATTCGATTTTTACCTAACGTATTAGATGATATGACATTAGGTCCATCAGCAATAGAAAATCATGTACATTATGCAAAACTTCCAGATTATCCAGATTTACAAGGATATTACGATTCATTAATTAATTTTGGTGAAAAATGCCCATTAACAACTTTATATTGGAAATTAAAAAATTCTAAAAATCAAGCAGAAGTTGAGAGAGCAGAATTGATTAGTAGAACATCAAAATATTATTCTTATGTATTAATAATTGAAGATGAAAATCATCCTGAATTAGAAGGTAAAATTTTAATTTATCAATATGGATTTAATATTAAAGAAAAAATAAATCTTGAAAGAACTGGTGAAGTTACAGGTAAAAAATGTAATGTATTTGATCCTGCTAATGGTAAAGATTTTCGACTTATTATTAAGGAAGTTGGAGGATTCAATAACTATAATAGTTCTAGTTTCCGTCAAACATCACCATTAAAAATTTGGGATGCTGATAAAAAAACTTTTAAAGAAACACCTGTAGAATGGAGTGAAGAAAAAGGTAAATTTCTAATCACTAATCCAAAAGTTCAAAAAGTAGTTTTTAATTTCCTTAAAGACAGAGACGAAAGTGTTAATTTAAACGAATATGTTGCAACTCCTTGGACTGATGAAATTAAGTCAAAAGTAGAAAAAATTATCGAAATTTTATCTGGAAACGATGTTTCAATTGCAAAAACTAAAATAAAATCTAATGCTACTTCTACAAATAGTACAGATACTATTGAAGATAGTGATTTTGAAGATAATAATGATGGAGAAGATTTAGATGATTTTTTCGGTAGCGTAGAAAATTAATAATTATCTATGCAATTTAAAAAGGAATATTTTTATATTCCTTTTTTTTATTTTTATATATAATAGAAAATATAATTAATATTAATGAAAACTAGTTTAAAAGATTTTTTATTATTAGAAGAAGTAAGTAGCTTAACTATACTTGGTGTACCAAAAGAAGTTATGCAACCAATTCAACGTGATTTTGCTATTCCTGAAAATGCAGAATGGGATAGATTACCTCTTAAACGTGATGTTGAATATTTAATGAAAAAAGGCGATAAATGTCTAATTCTACAAATAGCAATAGATTCTGTTAAAGTATTCGTGTCTCATCCATTACACGATGAAAATTCATATATTATTGATAGATATTTATTAGATGAAGATGCAGGATGGAGTGGCGAATATACTAAAATAAAAAGAGAATCTGTTTCATTAACACAATTATTATCAGAAGTAGAACCCAAAAGTTTATTATATTGTCTGTTAAATGATTTTTCTATGCAAAGACAAAATGTTAGACAACTATATAAAAGAAACGATAGTTTTACCGAATTTACACTAAATTTTAAAAAAGATTTTTTACATAACTTTAATAATATTCTAAAAAGGATTGTAGGAAATAATTATAAAGATGCTAAAGATGAAATAAATGCTAAAGCTAAAAAAATAGAAATAGAAAATAACATGATGATTAGTGGTTTAGATAATACAATAGAAGGAAATAACAGTATGACAATTCTTGATGAATTTATTGTACAATTTGAAGATGCTTATTCTGAATATTTTGATGCATATCTAAACATCCAAGAATTATCCAAATATTTTACTAGAGAAAAAATGTTAACCGCCTTTATGTTATTTATTTACAGTGGCAAACTAATGAAGTAATAATAGTACTTATATCATCTTCATAAGATATTCTAATTAATTCTATATTATTTTCTTTGCAATAATCTGTTTTAATTTTATCTTTTTTTTGTGTTTCTTTTAACGATTTTTTACCACCAAAAAAATCAATAGGTTTAAAATGTTGTATTCCGTCATATTCTATACATAAATTATATTTCGGTAAATAAAAATCAAAAGGTAATAATGATTTATTAACACATTTTTCAAATGTTTTTTGTGATTCAAAGTTTATATTATTTTGTTTCAATATATTTCTTATTTCTTTTTCTCCCCAACTTTCTTTACAAATTGGACATCCTTGTTTTTGGTTAATATGAGCATCGGGTCTTTGTTCAAATAATCCATGTTTTTTACATATTATTTTTATTTTGATTCTATTATTTATATAATTCACTAACGAATAATCATATTTATCATTATGTATTTCTCTTGCCTTTTTAATAAATTTTTCTGTGGTAGGTTTTATATTTCCATAACATTTTGGACACCCATTCCCATTTAAATGATCGTTTGCTTTTTGTTCAAATACTCCATGAATTTCACATATTATTTTAATTTTTGTTTGTGAATTTACATAGTTAACTAAACTATAATTATATTTATCATTATGAATTTCTTTAGATTTTTTAATAAAATCATTAAAAGTATATTTAACACCTCCTTTACATTTAGGACAACCACATTTACAACTTAGATGAATGTTTGGTGTTTGATCGAATATACCATGTTTTTTACATATAATTTTAACTTTAATTTTATTCATTTTATAATCTACTAACGAATAATCATATTTATATTTATGAACTTTCCTAGCATCTTTAATAAATTCTTTTGTCGTTTTTCTTTTCATTAGAATATAATTAATTTATCTATTCTTTCTTTAAAATAAGAATTCTTTTTTAATTCATTAATAATACAATATTCAATAAATTTAGAACGATTATCAAAATTTGATTTTAGATATTCTAAAACATCTATGTCTATAGATACGGATAATTCTTTTTTTGTTTTCTTTTTCATAGTTTTTACTTTTATATATAAAATATGAAAAGTCAAAAAAAGTCAAAAAACGTCTTAAACTTTATTATTTTTTAATAATATAATTTAGTATGAAAAAGAAGATTACAGTTACAATAGATGAACAAATAGATATTATGTTAAAAGAACATTTAGATAATTTGAAAGTAGGTAATAAATCAAAGTATATAAATGATTTAATAAAGAAAGAAATAGAAAAACACCAAACAATATCTAAATAAGATAATACATAATAATTATGAAATATGATTTTAAACATATAGTAGATTTTATATTTAAACATAAAGAAAAATATTCTGAATTATCGTATGATGATAAAACTGAAAATTTTTTTATTATTAATAGAAAATTTTGTAGACAATTTCCACAATATGCCCAAACATTTAATAAAAAATCTATTGACAAATCAATTGCATTAGATATGTGGTATTATTTTATAATCAAAAAAAGAATAACTGGTATACCTGATTGGTATTGGTTTAAACTTAGTAAGAAAAAAGATAAATCAATATTAAAACCTGATGAAAAATTGTTCCTAATGGAATTCTATGATATATCAGAAAAAGATATCGATTTTTTAACACAACATTATCCAAATGATGTAAAAGAAGAAATAAAAAAATATAATAAATTAAATAAAAATTAGGTTTTATTAAATGAATTTATTATATTTAATTAAATTTAAAAGATTAAAATGATAAATAAAATAATTGGTAAAAATAATAATGGTAAAAAAATATTAATTATTAGTGGTGTTCATGGTAATGAATTAACTCCAATATTTTGTACATATTTATTATCTAAATGCAATTTAAACGATTATGATTTTAAAAAAATTACAATTATATCTGGAATAAATTTAAAAGGAATTCAAAATAATACAAGAGAAATACCATCTATCGAAACAAACGATTTTAATAGAATGTTTGATGTTGAAGAAGATATTAAAATTATAATAGATGAATATATAAAAAATAATGATATTATAATTGATGTTCATTCTTCTCCTGAATGTTTAGAATTTATGTTATTAAATCAAAATGAATATACTAATTCTTATGTTAATTTTTGTAAAAATAATAATATTAACTATTTAATAAGATATTCCACAGCAAATACAATTAAAAAATATTGTATAGATTTAAACAAAATTTCGTTTACATTAGAATTAAATAAAATGAATTATATAGATTATAATTCAGCAGAAAATGGTAAAGATATTATACTTAAAATAATTAAAAATTGTAATAATTTAAATATTCAAAAATCCGAACCAATATATGAACCATATCAAGAATTATTAACTTATAGAAGTGGAATATTTTGTAAAAATAATAAATGTGGATATATAATAACTAAAGATGATGAAATAGGTAAAGTATTAGATTTAATAACATTTGAAGAATATCCTATAATATTTAAAAAAGAAGGAAAATTTAAAATTATATGTTTCGGTCATAGTAGTTATACTGACGCATCAAATCCTATTTGTTTATTACAACCAATTTAAAAAATATGAATAAAAATTGAACAGAAAAATAATATTTGTACACAATATCAACCATTTAAGATAGATGATAAAAATTATGTAATATGTAATTTTATTTGTGATGGTGATTGTCAATTCAAAGGAATGAAACACTATGTAAAAAAATAATATTAATATATTAATTATCAATAATATGTACACTAAATTTTTAAAAATTATATCGAAAAGTTAAAATATTTTAATTATTCAAATAATAAATATGGAAAATTATCAAAAAGTTGAATTATGGAAACAACGTGGTTTTATAAACGATGAAATGAATGTTGATATGCAGATTAATTAATCGTAACACAAAAACGAAATAATAAAGATTCAACTATAAATATAGATACATCACAAGTTATTTATGGTGCTAGTAGAGATGATTAAAATTTAAAAAATATATGCACAAATATGATTGATAAAATAATAAAAATAAAACAATATAGGTTATTAATTGAAGTTAAAAAAATAAGAGAAGAAAAAGTAAATGCTATAAAAAATCAACAATATCTAAAAGCTTGTACTTTAAGAGAAAAAGAAAAAGAATTAATGCAAATGATAATAATTAAAAAAATTTGATTATAATATAAAATACAAAATGGATTTAGAAATATTAGAAAATTTAGATACTAATACAGATAAAATAAAATATCTTATAAATGGATTAGAAAATTTATATGATAAACGAAAATATTCTGATATCGATGATATCATTATAGATTTTGTTAACTATGCATTTGATTTTGATTTGTATTTAACATTTCTATCATCAACACTCAGATATAGATATAAATTAAAAAATATAAATTTAATATTTAAAAGAACATTAGAAATGTCATTAGAACCACAAAATATTTTTATAATGTCTAGATATAAACCTGATGGATTTGATAATTGGTTACTTTTACAAATAAGACGAAAGAAAATTAATAAACTATTAACCAAAATACCACTATGAACTACACATCAAATAAATATTAATGTGTTTCAACGTTTCATAGACTTGACTATTGTCAACGCCTCACCGTCTTTTTGTTTATACTACGAAATCAGTCCCTGACCCA